AACCTATATGAATAAGGAATAATGACCTTTATTTATTCGACATATATCCCTGCCTTAATGGGCAGGGATATATGAGCTTCTGAAGAGAAGTAAAACTAAGGGGTTGCTAGGACTGCACGACCAGTCCTAGCGATATGACATCAACATATTGTTAGATAAGGAGACGCTTATGCGAGTCATATTTAACCAATTTTTCGAACCACTATTCGTGGTATCGGAATCAAAGTTTCAACAAATGTTGAAACAAAGATTGGTTAACAGTGATCAAGTAAAGATCGGTTAACTATATTATAACTCCAGTATGTGAAAATTTACATATCACATACCGAGTTAAAGAAGTTTCGCTATATTGGTGAAACTAATATAATTAAGGGTGTTAATAAAATAACACCCTTTGTAAAGGTGATTAAGAATAAATCTTAATCGTAATAACAAAAAGGAAGGTAAAAGTGAAACTAGAAATAGTAACATCCAACCACCAGCATTATCTAGCTGTAGATGTGCCAGTGGAAGGTGCTTTGCCAGAGAACGTAGTAGCAGCTCTTACTGAGTTTAGAAGTAAACTCGGTGAGTGGCCATCTCTTCACTATCGCTTAGGTCGCGGTAAGAAGAGAGCGTACGGTTCTTACTCTGCACCCTATGCGGACAGCATTTTAAAATGTGTTGACCGCGTTAGAGCAGAATACGTGCAACGCTACTGCTAATGGCCGGACGTTACCTTGTCGTCTGTTACTCAAACAAGGAATATTAACAGCTTGTCGTGAGACACCTTAATATTAAGTTTAATAAGTTCTTTTAAGTTACGCCAAAGGAGACTTGAATGACTAGAAGAGAATTTATTAAACTCTCTATCCGTGTAGGATGGAAGTTTATAAAAATTCATAAGGGTATGAATTAAAACTAACCCTATATTACTACTACCATAAATTAAAAACCCAAAGGAGGGTAAAATGATTAACTTTATCAACTTTAGTTCAGAAAATATTAAAGATGCTCTAGATGCATTAACTTTGCATCTTGGCATTGATGCGGTCGTCACAGAAATAAAAGACGACCAATATAAAATCAATCACGGGGAAAGAGAATTCTACGTTACTGATTTAGAATCAGTGGTGCGTGAATTATTCTTCGCAGCTAAAACTAATTAATTAATCAAACAATCGGACCAAAGGAGGTCAATCATGTTAACTGATATCTTAAATTCAGTAATCTACCTACTAACCGCTCAATTGTTACACTTGGGTGGTTGTCTTATCGCGGATGTTAAACTCCGTACTCGTAACGACCCTGAATTATTAGAATGGGCCGGTTCCTACTGCAAGGAACATTACGCACCTTATGGAGAAGGTAAACTCCAAAACTTCCTGTTTTATATAAAAGCAGGTATCATTGGGGCATTTGCTCTAACGCCCGCTAAAGCGGTAGCTGTACTACCAACCACTGCCTTATTAGCATGGTACATTACTCCAGTTGACATGGAGATTACCAGAGGGTTACTACTCATCAATTTAGTGTATAACACACTGTTAGGTATTGGTGCTTTAGTTACACCTAAGTATAAACCATTAACTACCCACTAACAAAAAGATTCCTAGACAAGAATTCAAACTGTCTATTAGTTTATTAATAAATAAAAATAGGAAAAACAAATGAGTAATAAAGAAAAGAAAATAATCGGAGTAATGGCTATCGCAATCGTGGCTATTACTGCGATTAGTAAGTTAAGATAATTAACTTATCGGGCGCCACACTGTCGCACGTCCCTCAAACAGTGTAAGGGTAATTTAAAAAATATTTATAGGAGAACATTATGGAAAACTTAGCGATCTTAGTAGTAGCTACAGTAGGAATGACTGCTGTAGTGAAAATCTTGAAGAAGTAATTCAAGCGAACGCTGTGCTATCGTTCGTTACTCAAATAGCACAAGAAAAATAGTTTTACAACAAAGGAAAAATATATGACAAAACGTGAAAAAAATTTAGGCATCTTTGCCGTCTTAGTCATCGCAGCTGTGGCGATGGCTAACGTTAAGTAATACCATAGCGACTCCTAAGTAAGAGTATAAACTGCTTTTATATTAAACCAATTTATTAACAACACCCTAAGGAGGGTACTATGCTTTTAATTAATTTAACACAACACACCTTAACAGCTGAACAAAAACAAGGTGCCGTGGAAGTCGGTAATGACGTTCGTGATGAGGTCGTAAAACTCATCACCTTCAGCGGCCTGCCAACCGCTGGAGAAATCAAAGGTAACGCATCTCGCTTAGCCGAGATTTGCCGTGATATGCATGCTAGTCATGCTGTTATCGGCGGTGCCCCATACTTCATGGGGCCATTGGAGCAAGCGCTCCGTCGAGTGGGTGTTACCCCACTCTATGCGTTCACAGAACGCGTGGCGGTGGAAGTGACCGATCCAGTTACTGGTGAAGTCACCAAAACCAGTAAATTCAACTTCGCCGGTTGGATCGAAGGTGCTTTATAAAGGCGAACAACAAGGGGGTGTTGTAATGACACCCTATTTTAACTCATAGATCTAAGGAGAATAAAAATGAGTGCACACTGGATTTGGAGTATCCCTGCTGATGTAGCAGAGGAGAAATGTAAAGAATGGACAACCATCCAACAGTTTGAAGGTTATGAATATAACCACGACTATGATGAAGATCAACCGGTATACCGCGAAACACGCGTACCGGCGGTTAACGGAGTAGTCTTTGAATACTACAAGGATGGAGACGAATTTATCGCTTTCGGTTCCAAACGAGATCACAAGAACTACCTTGAAGAGTATGATTTCGTGGACTCCAAGTTTATTTATTAAAGTACTAGCACCCGAAAGGGTGCTATATAAATCATCTTATTTTTTTTTTTCGTTTATTATCGAACATATATCCCACACTTTAATCGGTGTGGGATATACAACGGAGTACATATCTAATATCGCAAATTATTAGATATTATTTCTATACTATTTTAATTAACCAACAACGTCCTAAGGACATAATATACATAACGGCATATATCCCTACCTTTTACAGTAGGGATATACGTTTTACGTTAATACAGCCAATCAAAAAAACAACTCTGATTTTATTACGTGAGTTTACTTAAAATATACACTTAGTTTAAGGAATCACTAGAAAAGAAAAATCAAGTGTATATTTCGGTAAACGATAAGTTAGTCTCATTGCCAATCAATTAACTATATCAAATAGTATTGATGTAATTTTTTACATTATTTTATCTTAAACGATTAATTCTCATTTGTTCTCGTTTCTTCTCTTTGATATCGGCTAATAAACCATCAATGTTTCTCGGTTCTATACCAAAGTTAACGAGCTTATCGTTTAATCGTTTAACTTGATGTTCTAAAACAGTTTTATAGATACTGGATTCATTTTCAGCGAGTTTGGTAATTAATCTATCAAGTTCATCTTGATATTTTTCGATTAACGCATTCTCTCTATCCTGAACATCATCCATTAATTTACCATCTTCCTGAATATGCGACATCACTCGTTTGCTATCTATTCCGTAGAACGAAAGATTTTTACCATACATCAATAACCACATGCAAAGTAACCAAGCCATGACGTTATCGTCATGTCCTTCAGCAGTGTGGTCGATACGTCCTGATTTACTATCTACTTCTAATGAACGTAACTCTGCAGAGAGTGTTTTATCGTAAATAATATTTCTACAACGTTTAGCCGCTAATTGTAACACTTCTTTATAAAGTAAATGTCTTGTTCCACCAGTTTGGTTAAAACCAAATTTCTTTTTATTTCTCGTATAGAAATAATTATTACGTTTACCTGGGGCAACGAGTTCTTTAAATAATTCAGGATTTTTATCTTTTTCTTGAACGATAGTATTATACATGCGTCTACAAGGATCTATTCCGTGTAATGGTAATTTATTGTAAAGTGTTTCAATAAAAGTACCACCTGTAGATTTATGTTCTATAATCAACGTTGTTCTTTGGAATGCTATCATGAACTCTACTAAGAAGTCAGCCAATTTAATCACATCTGCTTCACAAATAGAAACAGCCGCTACCGTTTCTAAAGTAGTCACATTAACCACGATAAAAGAAGTTGCATCTCGGTTTACTGCTTCTGAAGTATCAGCACCAATGATACAATGATTAGTACGCATATAGTTACCAATCTCTTCTTGTTTCACGTACCACTTCACAATATAACCTGATTTTGTAATCTGTATATAATCAGGTTGTTTTTCAGACATCAAGATATCTTGAGATATTTCTGGTGCTAATGGTGATAAGGTTGCACCAGAAGTCCATACGTTAAAATAGTCTCTATTGATTTTATCTTGGTCTTGCGTTTGCGTGGCACGAATCTTTTCTCTTAACCATTCATCGGTATAACCTAATTGTAAGTGATTAAAAGTTGCACCCACCATTAATGTACCATTTTTACTATTCTTACGAACGACATTGTGTAATTCTTCTTGATTAGGTAAATCAAAATAGTGTTCAGTCCAAGATGCAGCATTCTGATAGATATCATACATGAATCTACCACTACGAGACATCTTATCACCTGCTGTAGTTGTGATAATTGTACCGTACGGTTCACCACGTTCTTTAGCTAAATCTCGAGCTGCACCTGTTGCCGCTGTTGCCGCTGGCCATACCACATCCATATAGTTGATAAACGCAGCCTCATCGTATTGTTGTACTGGTGTGGTACATCCACGACCAACGTTATTCGCTGTTACTTCAGAGTTTTGAGATACACGAGTAATCAGTCTATTACCTCTAGCGGGATAAGTATAAGCTTCTTTAGCTTTAGTATCTTGAGAGGTACGTGCTATCGTATATTGAGGAAGTAAATCACGCATCATCTTGATACGCTCTATATTCTCAGAAAGTAGTTGTTGGTTCAATGTAACCAAGATGGTTTTTGAGTTCCACATTCTGTAGTGAATAAGATAGTTATTAATCATATCTGCTACAACCGATTTACCTGTCTGACGAGGTTGTAACAAAAAGAATGAAACGTTATTCATAAATAACCAAAACATACCCATGTTAGCACGATGTGCTCTAAATTGCACGGGTTCACTACCAGCTGCTGGAGGTACTTTAGCTGCTTCTCTTAAATAATACCACGGATTACTTAATAACTCTTGACCGATACGGTATTTTTGTTCAGCAGTTAAATCTTCTGAAAATGGATCTAATCCCTGTATAGATGGGTCATGTAAGGCTAAACAAAATGCCCAGTTCTTTATACCCATCTGATGTAATAATGACGCATAAGCTAGAAAAGATTTATTTGCGGTTTGAGTATCCACGATAGGACCTAATCCTTCCGGACCGCTGTTCTCTGGCTTATACCAATCTTCTTCAAATAGTATCATTTTTATAATCGCCTATAATGGTTTAAATATTTACATATTACATCGAAATTATAAACTTACATTATCTTTTTGAAATAACCGAATTAAACAACTGACATAATCCCACACCTTAACGGTGTGGGATATATGCTGTCCGTAAAGACATTAAACTAAGGTGTGAGGAAGACGCGACTTCCTCACGTGTTTCAATCACCTAAAATTAGGAGGTAACATGCCTGAAGTAGTTACAACTGAAACTAGGATGTTAGAAGATAATCAGGGTAAACCCTTTTATCTTCACATCGAATACGACAAATGGGGTAACCCCATCCGTCGTCAGGTTTCTAGATTTGCTGACCCTGATAAGAATCTCGATTGGCTATACTAGAACAACCTCTATAAAATAATGTAATAAAAATATTAATTTACATAAAGTTTTATAGGGTAATTATTATAATAGTGCAGGTAAAATAACTTGCACTATTTCTACATCAATCTAGGAGAAACAATTATAGAACTTAACTTAACACCAGTATCTAACACCGAAGTAAACTTCACTTTTTCTGTTGTAAATAAAGAAAAAGGTTTTAACGGTAATTTAACATTTAAAACCGTAGCTAACAAACTAAACAATTCCTTAGTAACGGTATCAACCGATAACGCATTTTACAATGCTTTATTTGGTGGTTTACTTGGAGAAACATTATCCGAAGAAGATGAACAAAAATGGAATAATATTTTCGATAACATCGAATCGTTAAAGGTATTTATTAAGGATACTGATACAAATAAAGAGAAAGAAATGACCTTCTATTCTCTTTGGAGTAAAGCAGCTGTTATCGAATGCGATACAGTGATTGCTGAAATGTTAAATTATTTTAACGAATAAATAAAAACATATATCCTACACCTTACGGTGTAGGATATATGCCCATCTGTAACGATGTAAAACTAAGGTTCTTTACTGGTAGCGACAACTACCAGTAAAGGTGTTATCAACCCCTTTAATAAGGAGTTAATTATGGTAAATGAAAACCATGTTAGCTACGATTGGGAACGATTTTTAGAAACCCAATCGTTAGAGGCAATAGATAATTTTATTACCTATATGTCTCAGTATCGTAGTGCAGAAAACTACGAGAGTTGGAAAAATGCCGCTGACGCGGTAAGATTCCAACGAGCGGAATTAAAAATTCCACAAATAGCCGTTCCGTATCATAGTTAGAACGGTTAATACTAGTATAGTCAGAGTTTAAACTCTG